CCCCTGTAATGCGCTTATAATACAGGGGTAATCGCAATCACGTCTCATGATTACCGACACCACTCAAGACTCTCAGATCCGTCGTTCTATCATTCAAAGTGTGGAGCAGATGGATCTAAGACTGCTGCAACGGATTGCCTACGAAGTTCGTTGTGAAGAACTGGGTCTTCGTCCTGATACTTGGAAACTATTCGAATGAATCTCTACATCATCAACGAAGTTCTAACTGATTACACCAGTGGAATGGTGGTTATCGCTGCCGAATCAAAAGAACAGTGCAAAGAGTTCTTTATCAAAGAGTTCAGTGAGTATCATGCTGAAGAGTTTGATAATCATGCAACTTTCAAGGTTATTGAAGGTGTAAATCATCCTGCAGGTATTGTAGATTATGTTTATGGAGGATCTTAAAATGGATCAGGCACAATTGATTCGTAGTATTGAACAACAACTTGAGAATCTTGCTCACTTCAATCAAGATCTTGCTTGTCAATATGAGGATGATCTTTACTCTGGTGATGATATGGATGAACCAATCATTGAGAAGTTCACTCCAGAGTTGCTCAAAGAATTGGAAGAGATTGCTTATCCATAAAACCACCAGTGACCTTTCCACGAATAACGACCAGGATTCTTTAGACTTTTATAAATTCCTTGTTTGTTGTTACCATTAAAAGCGCGTATCGCAGCGTTCATACTTTCATACCGAACTTCAATCAGTTCGGTTTTTTTATTGACACCAAATACTGGTTTTTTATTGTTCTTATCTTCTAAGACTTGCCATCGATATCCGTAAGCATTTTTATAGTTACGTGCAGCATTTAATATGTTACTGTTTGCATTTGCATTACCAGTTATATCAATTGCTGCTTCTCTTACACTATTATAATCTTTACACAATCCAGTTTCTAAGTTTTTACATCTTACCTTTAATCCTAAGTGTTTACCATCTGCACGAGTCTGTTCATTCCATTGAATAAGGTGTGGTGATGATTTATGAACTCTTGGTTTCTTTTCAATGATTGGTTCTTCTATTATAAGTTTAGGTTCAATTGTAGGAATATCATTGTATTCAGGTTTATATTTGTCTATCCACTCAGTTAATTTACTCTCTAAACAAGTGTCATCATAGTCATCTAGTTCTTTAATCATAAAGTTATTCACACCATACTGACGAAATGCCTTATGTAATGGTTCAGCAGACATTCTTTTGGAACGGTCTATGTGGTGTACCCATTCTTTATTCATCGCAAGTGTGGTGTTTCCGACGTATTTTTCACCAGTTTGCTTGTTGAGAATGAGATAAATGATGCCGCGATTCATGGCGTATTGAATGGTATCATACTGTGTTATATAGAAAGGTATACTGTGTTATATTGAGTGGTATATCATATTTTGAGGTTTATGTATTTGGGGGTACATTTAACCTATTATTAACGAAAATATATGTGTCTTTTTTGTTATTTTCTCAATTATTGTGCTTATTGAGAATCAATTGGATATGTTGTTGAGAATAGTGTTGAATACTTATCCTTATGTTTTGAATACTTATCCTTATGTTTTGAATACTTATCCTTATGTTTTGAATACTTATAAATGTCCGATCCTTATGCAAGTTAAGCCCGCACGTTAGCACAAGAACCCAAAAAAGTCAAGCACCCCCGCCGAAATGTTACAAGACCGACACAATTCTCGACGAGACTACATATATACTGTTATGAATCTCGACGAGACCCACATCTAGACAGATTGCGTCTCGACGAGTTTTATGCTATAATAACCCAGTCACTCACAGAATCTCGACGAGCATTATGTACGACGACTACGATCTCGACTACTCTTTCAGCAACGATTGCGCGGATCTCGACGAGGATACATATGCAGAGTTTTATGCATCAGATCTCGACGACGATTATGCGCGAGATGGGCAGGATTATCAAGATCTTGCTTATCGCCACTACGCATGATATAATCTAGTACAATCGCATCTAGTTCTTATGATCGCACAAAAACGACGGGTACGAGTTAGTTTAGACATCGAGTGTTATGATGATCTAGATCTAGAGGATATCAATTGGCGCGAAGTTCTTCAATTGGAAGGTGATGAGGAAGTATACACCACCATTAAAGAGTTCGACCCCTTCTGATTGAGAATGATGTGACAGTTCAAAAAGTGGTACAAGGACGCTGCTCCCTGTGCCATTGTGGTCTTATAGTGTCAAAGTTCTCATCAGAAACTCATGCCTACCAAGTTTTATATCGAAGAAGGGCACGGTTGTGTGTACTTTGTCGATGATCATGAATTGTTTTATGCACCGATCAATGTGTATGGATTCTTTGACTTGGAAGAGTCCGCTCCTGTAGACTTGGCGGAATGTGAGACGCCAGAGGATGAAGCACAACTTCTGCGGATTCGGGATCTGTTTGTGCCAGTTCAACAAGTGGCATAAGGGTCTGGCACACTGCCCGAATCCCTGCCATACTTCAATCGTTCGCCACACATCACTGACATGGGAACTCGCTCACGCATCGGTATCGAAATGCCTGACCACACTGTGGTTAGCGTCTACTGCCACTGGGATGGTTATGTAGAACACAATGGTAAGATTCTGGTAGAACACTATCAGAACCGTGAAGATGTACAGGAACTGATTGATGGTGGTTCGATGTCAACTCTTCGGACTCGTGGGCAATGGATCTCTTCTGCTCTTCGTGATGAGAATGGAGAATGGATCTCTGATGCCGCAGGTTATCTGATGTATACACATGATCGTGAACCTCAACCACTGTATCATTCAGAGCGTGGTGAAGAAATCTCTGTGGAACATACTTCATTCGATGAGTTTGTTTCTGGTAATCTTGGTGGCGAAGAGTATGCTTACCTCTTCGATCTGAATGATAACTGGAAAGCATACAAGACTGGTCTGTTTGGTATTGTTGAGCGTGTGGAGATTCCGAACTATGTGACAGCATAAGAACTGGCACAAGGGGCACTAGGATCGCCTCCAGTGCCCTTATACTTACAAAGTCAACCAACCACACACTGACATGGAAGACACGCTCTGGACTGAGATCGCTGATGCTCCTGGTGAGATCTTCGACATTCCTGAACTTCGGGAACTGGATGAAGAGTACAACTCCGATGAAGCAACTTGGAACGCATTTCTCAACTCTAACTGGGACTTCTGATCATGACACTGACTGCTCTAACTTTTGAAGAACTGGATGCACTGCTCGCTCTCATTGAGTTTCATGATGATTGGGACGAAGTGAGTGAGCGTGTGGGCACAGATGTCAATGCTCTGTACGACAAACTTTCCGAAATGAGGGATGAAGTCTGATGAATCGTTCTGAACTGCAAGATGCTCTCATTCAGCAAATGTTGGATGACATGGATCTCAAGACAATGACTCAACTTTGCTATGATTACCTTGATGAAGGTTATGCAAAGTATTCTGATGAGGAATTGATCACTGAGTGTGAAGAATACTATCCCGAACTTCTGGAGGAATCTAACTGATGACCAAACAACTTCTGATCTCTCAACTTCGTCAAGGTAAAGATGGGAACGACATCCTTTCAATTCTTGATGCACTGTGTTCTGGGATGGACTCTAGTGAATCTCGTCAAGATAATGTTCCAACCTTAGACGAGATCCAGTTCTAGAAACTCGACGAGATGTGCCACTTCTCATAGTGGCACATTCATTCTCGACGAGCACAGGCACATCGACTAGATTACACACATCGAGATCGAGATCCATGCAACCTGCAACAATCACACCAATCTCACGCAAGGCAAAGAATCGTTTCGCCAACCTGATGGACAGCAATCCCCATTGCACTATCGAGCAGCACAAGGGAGGAAAACTGTTCATTGCATCTCAGAATCGCATGAACTTTTTTTGGGCAGCACTTGACAACGACCCAGACTGGATGGTAAAATTCTGATCATAAGGGGAATGAGATGCGCCCCGCTCTTAAGAAAAGACACTCGATGAGTAGAGAACAGATAATCATAGCATAGTGTAGGGTGATGTGAAACAGAGGATCAGGGTGGTGCCTGATCCTTTTTACTATTCTTAACGTTTTATTATTTCAAGGCTAGTGCAGTGGCGATGTATTGTCGTCTACAGGGATACCCCTCCCCTCATCTGATTGTCCCTATAAGATACTGCCACCGACCCTATAAAACCCCAGATCTGTGCCAGTTCGACAGGTGGCACACAAGCGGTAGCGGTGGCAGGTTCTGATCGTTCATCATTCCGTCAACGGCGCACCACCGACGCCGACTCACCACATCACACCAATGACCACCATTCAAGTTGTTATCAACGGCAACCAAGTTCAGGGTCAAATTGATGAGATCGCTAAGATTCTTGGCATGGTTTCTAACACCATGCAGAAACCAGTTTCTTCCACTGTAGAGGAAGAACTGCTGCCCTTCAATAAGTTTGCCATCAAAGAATTGACTCCGCATTTGGGTGAAGAATTGGCAGCACAAGTTG